CGCAACTCGTTCAGCGTCTTCATGGACCCGCTGATCCAGGACCCCTGCGGCGCGGACGCAAACTGGTGCTTTATCACCGAGGACCTGCCAAAAGAGGAGTTCGAGCGGCTGTTCCCGGACGCGCAGCCGATCTCCACGCTGATGTCGCAAGGCATCGGCGACCAGGACCTCAACCAGTGGATTCAACAGCAGACGGTACGGATTGCGGAGTACTTCTACGTCGTCTACGAACCGGTGAAACTGCGCCTGTACCCCGGCAACGTGACCGTCGAGGCGGGGTCGAAAGAGGACCGCGAGATCGCTGGCATGGGCCTCAAGCCGCTGCGCGAGCGCGTGGCGCAGGCGAAACGGGTCAAGTGGTGGAAGACTAACGGCTACGAGGTGCTGGAAGAGCAGGACTGGCCCGGCAAGTGGATCCCGGTCGTGCGCGTGGTCGGCAACGAATACGAGGTAGAAGGGCAGGTGTACATCAGCGGTCTGGTGCGCAACGCCAAGGACGCGCAGCGGATGTACAACTACTGGACCAGCCAGGAAGCCGAGATGCTGGCGTTGGCGCCCAAGGCGCCGTTCATCGGCTACGGCGGGCAGTTTGAGGGCTACGAGCACCAGTGGAAGACCGCCAACGTCACCAACTGGCCGTACCTGGAGGTCAACCCTGACGCCACGGACGGGCAGGGGGCTGTGCTGCCGCTGCCGCAACGCGCCGCGCCGCCGCTGCCGCAGACGGGGCTGATACAGGCCAAACTGGGCGCTGCCGACGACATCAAGGCCACCACGGGGCAGTACGACCCCAGCCTGGGGGCCACCAGCAACGAGCGCAGCGGCAAGGCCATCATGGCCCGCCAGCAGCAGACCGACACGGGGACGTACCACTTCGTGGACAACCTCGCCCGCGCGGTGCGCTACGTCACGCGGCAGATCGTGGACCTGATCCCGAAGATCTACGACACGCAGCGCATCGCTCGCATCATCGGCCTCGACGGCGAGACCAGCATGGCGAAGATCGACCCGTCGCAACCGCAGCCAGTCAAGAAGGTGGTGGATGAGCAAGGCGTGGTGATCGAGAAGATCTACAACCCCAGCGTCGGCAAGTACGACGTCGTGGTGACCACCGGCCCCAGCTACATGACCAAGCGTCAGGAAGCGATGGACGCCATGAGTCAGATCCTGCAAGGCAACCCGGCGCTGTGGCAGGTGGCGGGCGACCTGTTCGTCAAGAACATGGATTGGCCGGGGGCCGAGGAACTAGCTGAGCGGTTGCAGAAGATGATCGACCCCAAACTGCTGGCCGACGAGGAAGACCCCGCGCTGCAAGCCGCCAACCAGCAGATCCAGCAGATGGCGCAGGAGATGGAGCAACTCCACGGCATGCTCAAGCAGGTGGCAAACAGCATGGAAGTGCAGGAACTGCGCATCAAGGAGTACGATGCCGAGACCAAGCGTCTGAGCGTGGTGCAGGCGGGAATGACTCCCGAGCAGGTGCAGGAAATCGTCATGCTCACCCTGCGCGACACGATGGTGTCGCACGACATGATGCCCGTCGTGCCCGAGGCGTCGCCCGAGCAGATGGGGATGCTGGAGCAGCAGATGCTGGGTGGCGGTGAGATGGAGGCCGAAGCGCCTCAGGAGGCCGTAGAATGACCTGCGAAGTCTTCATGGGTGAGCTATTCCTCGCCCGCGACGTGGCGCACAGCGTCCACCTGAACACGCGCAGCTACGCCAAGCACAAGGCGCTGAACAAGTTCTACGAGGGCATCGTGGAGCTCGCAGACGCCTTCGCCGAGGCGTACCAAGGGCGCTACGGCCTCATCGGTCCCGTCGTGCGGCAGAACACCAAGAAGTCCAACAACATCGTGGACTTCCTGACCGACCAACTCAAGCGGCTGGAGGCTGGCCGCTACAAGGTCGTGCCGAAGGAAGACACGCCGCTACAGAACCAGATGGACGAGATCTTTGCGCTGTACCTCTCGACCCTCTACAAGCTCCGCTTTCTCGCGTAAGGACCAATCATGGCGACTTACAACAAGTTCCAACCGTGGGTCGAGTATCTAGTCGAAGGCGTCAACTGCGGCACGGATCAGTTTGTCGTGGCGCTGTCGAACACGCTTCCGGTCAACACCAACGCCACGCTCAGCCAGATCACCGAAATCAGCTACACCAACCTGTCGTCGCGCAACCTGACGACCGCGTCGTCGTCGCAGTCTGGCGGCACGTTTTCGCTGGACTTCAACGATCTAGTGTTGACGGCTTCCGGGTCTGTAGGACCGTTCCGCTATGTTGTGATCTACGACGACACGGTGACCGGCGACCCGCTGGTGGCGTGGTTCGACTACGGCAGCAGCATCACGATGGCTAACGGCGACACGTTTACCCTCACCTTCAACGCCTCTGGCCTGTTCACGGTGACCTAATGAGCCTGCATCGCAACCGCGTCCAGATGACGGTGACCGGCACGCCCGGCACTGGCACGATCACGCTCAACGCAGCGACCTCTGGCTATCAGTCGTTCGGCACCGCCTACAGCAGCGCAGACGCCACGGTAGACATCCTCATCACCGAAGGTACGTCGTGGGAGGTTGCTCGCAACTGCACCTACACGCACAGCGGCACGACGGTGACCCGAGGCACGTTTGAGGCGTCCAGCAGCGGCAGCGCGGTGTCGTTCACCAGTGCGGCGATTGTCAGCGTCATCGCCACGGCGGCGACCGGCAATAACTGGGGCTTGAATGAGGTGCAGTCCAACGCCGACGCAGCCGTCACGGGCGTTGTCGGCACGATGCACATCCTAGATATCGGACCATTCACCGCTGATCGTGACTTTACGCTGCCCGCCACCTGCGCCGTGGGTGACCGCGTTGGGGTGTTCATCAAGACGGGAGATCCCGACTACGAACTGCTGCTGAAACCTGCTTCCGGCGACACCATCAACGGCGGGTCTGCTGGTGCGGAATGGTCGCGGCTGTTCATCAGCAACGAGTGCGTGATTTTCCGGTGCATTGCGGCTAATTCCGATTGGATTGTGGAGTATGACGGGCGGATTCCGTGCCAAATGGTATTTCGCTTGACAACGCAAACCAACGCGACGGAGGGGGTAAATACATTTGTTGTCCCAACAGCTCGATCCGGTGTTTGGACTGCCAACAAAAACATTGGCGATGCAGGAAACACAGGTACAAGCCAGTTTGTTGCGCGGCGAGATGCAGTGGTTACTATTGGCGGATGGGGTTTTCCAATAAACAATTTGGCGGATGGACAATACTTTCAAATTAGAATCATTGACGGGACACCTACATCGTGGGCTGTAAATCAAAACTGGACTTCCGGCTCTGGTATCACCCAAATGGGTTTCTCCGGACTCGCGCCGAAACTAGTGGGTGAATATCTGGAATTTCAATACCGATCTAGCGCTGGCAGCAAAGGATTGGCTGCAGGGACGACTTTTTGCGTGGCGGAGGTGCTGTAATGAACGCTTATGCCACACTTAGTTTTATGGGTTTCGTTCTAGATGCGGATTTTGTTCTATCCGAATCAAACGGCGCCACGCATATTCAGTGGCTCTCCAACAAACCCCGCCCCACCGACGCCGAGATCGCCGCCGCCGCGCTGCCCGCAGCCAAAGCCGCCAAGAAGCAGCAGATCAAAGCCGCAACGCGGGCCCACATCCTCGCCCGCTATCCCGAGTGGCGGCAGGCCAACCTGACCGCCCGAGCGGTTGAACTGGTCAGCCTTGGTCAGACCACTGGCCCGGAGTGGGGCCAGATGCAAGCGATTTGGAACTGGATCAAAGCTACACGCGCTCGCAGCGACCTGCTGGAATCTGATGTGGACAACTGCACCACCGCCGAGGCGGTCGAGCAACTGACGATTGGCGGGTGGCCTGAGTGACATGGGCGGCAGCGCCGTGGGCTGAACTGCCGTGGGCGGGCCTGCCCGCTGCTGGCGGCACAGCCTACAGCCTGACGCTAGACGCTGGCAGTTACAGCGTCACAGGCAACGACCCGACGCTCACGTCGGCTCGCAACATCGCGCTAGACGCTGGTGCGTACAACGTCACGGGCAACGACGTAACGCTGGTGTACGCTGCGCCGGGTGCGTTTACCCTTGCGCTCGACACCGGCACGTACAACCTGACCGGCAACGATGTAACTTTTAGCTCTGCACTTAGTTTCCCTCTTGACACAGGGGTGTATACTCTATCCGGCCTGCCCGTTGGTCTGGTCTGGAGCGGCGCACCTGTTGAAGAGGTTACTGATAGAATCATTACACTGCGTTCCCTGACCGAACGCTGGAGAATGTGACCCATGTCCACCGCCGTCAAAGCAATTACTTCCTGCCTGGGCTACCAGCAGATCACCTCGCTGAGCGCGTCCACGGGCCTGACCGTGCCGACGACCGACAAGAACGGTCTGAACGCCAAGCCGACGCTGGCGCTGATCGTGGCCGACACTCAGAACGTCCGCTGGCGCGATGACGGCGTGGCCCCGACCGCGAGCATTGGAATGCCGCTGGCCAAAGGCGTAACGCTGCAATACGACGGCGACCTGTCCAAGATCCGATTCATTGAAGAACTCGGCGGGGCAGTCCTCAACATCTCTTACTACGCCTGAGGCCAGTATGCCGACCACATTCAACGACGCGGCTCCGGTGGATTACGTGAAGTATTTCACTGACCAACTGCCGCAGGATCTGGCAAAGCTGGCGGCGCTGCGCGACGAACTGGCGCTGCGGCAAGGCAACATCGACGCGGTCAAGAAGACCGCCGAGCTGAAAGAGCAGGCGAAGAAGGAACTGGACGAAGCGAAGGCCGAGGCCGCGCAACTGAAAGCCGAAGCCAAGGCCGATGCAGCCGATGCGTCCGCCAAGAAGAAGGCGCAGGACGCCCGCGAGAAGGAACTGACCGCTCGCATTACTGACTTTGACAAGCAGGTGGCCGCGCAGGCCACTGCCGCCGCGCAGAAGGACAAGACGCTGGCCGACCGCGAAGCGGCGCTAACCAAGCAGACTGCGGACTTGCAGGCTCTGCAACAGAAACTCGACCGCGACCGTGCGGACCTCGACGCCCGAGTAAAGGCGTTCCAGGCGAAGGTGGCGGCACTGACAGTTTGACCGCACTGGTCCGGTAGGCCAGGGATTCTCAGGAATCAAGATGTCCGAAGAAATGGAAGTGCCAGCGGCGGAAGCCGTGCCAGAACAGGACGTAACGGCTGCGCCTGTTGCTGATGAAGTTGCGCCGGAAGAACATGCGGCTGAGACGGCTAAGACCTTCACTCAAGAAGAACTCGATGCCATCGTAGCCAAACGACTTGCAAGAGAGCAGCGAAAGTGGGAGCGCCAGCAGTCGCAGCGCCCTGCCGCCGCCCCTGTTGAAGTGCCGCCGGCAGACGAATTCCCGTCTGTGGAAGCCTACGCGGAAGCGTTGGCGGCGAGGAAGGCTCAAGAGCTTCTTCAACAACAGGATGCGGAACGGCAGCGTCTGGCTCTGCTGGATGCCTATCACGAACGGGAAGAAAAGGCGCGGGAGCGGTACGACGACTTTGAACAGGTCGTCTACAACACCCGTCTGCCGATCTCAAACGTGATGGCTGAGACGATTCAGTCGTCGGACATTGGCCCCGAGATCGCATATCACCTCGGCTCCAATCCGAAAGAGGCTGAGCGCATTTCCAAACTCTCGCCGCTGTTGCAGGCTCGGGAGATCGGCAAGATTGAGGCCAAGTTGGCTGACAATCCCCCGGTCAAGAAGACAACGAACGCGCCCCCGCCGATTGCGCCTGTCAGCGCACGGGCAAGCGGCGCTCCGGCTTACGACACCACGGACCCTCGTTCGCTGAAGACGCTGACGACGAGCCAGTGGATCGAACAGGAGCGCCTGCGCCAGATCAAGGCGTGGGAAGCTAAGCAACGCGCACGCTAACTCCTTGAAAGGAAAGGCAAATGAGTAATTCGCTTCTCACAATCGACATGATTACCAGGAAAGCGTTGGAGATTAACTAACCGGTCTCCCTTGGGGGTAACCCCAAGAAAAATAACTGTGTGAATTCGGTGGACCTCATGTAGAATGATTACATGAAAACACCGAGCCAAGCTGATGATAAGGGTGCTGACGATGCCAATGAGCGACGCAAAGCAAAAAACCGCGAAGCTGCTGCTCGGTATCGTGAGCGAAACCGCGAACGGTTCAACCAGCGGATGCGTGATTGGCGAGCAGCAAACCTGGAAAAGTCCCGGGGCCATGCTCGCGAATGGCGCAACCGCAAACTTGCAAACGCTAGTCCAGAGGAAGAAGCAGCCATACGGGCTGCGGAATCCGCAAAGACAAAACGAGCGCAAGCTCAGTGCCGCGACGAAGTGTTCACTGCTTACGGTGGATACAGATGCGCGTGCTGTGGTGAAACCGAACGCTTGTTTTTGTCCATCGACCACATCAACAACGATGGGGCCGAAGAGCGCAAGTCGGGTAAATACTCTGGCTCGGGCTACGGCTTTTATCGTTGGTTACGCAAGAGCGGGTTTCCTTCGGGGTACCAAGTTCTGTGCATGAATTGTCAGGTCGGTAAACACAAAAACGGCGGCGTATGCCCTCATCAACAGAAGGTGTAACGACTATCCCGAAAGGGAGTAGGGCCAAGCGGCCCGAAGCGCACAGCCCCTTGCAAAAGGGTGAAGAGATAGTCTGCTCTGCATGGCGACATGCAGCAGCCCCAAAAGGGCGGTCAAGGCGTAGCGAACCTTGGCGAACATATGGCCTGGAAAACAATTTGGTTATTACGCGGAACGTCAACCGCGCTTACGATGACAGCTTCGCCATCGAAGGCGCCAAGATCGGTTCCAGCCTGCGTATCCGCCTGCCGGACCGCTCTCTGGTGACTGATGGCGCGGCCCTGCAAGTGCAGGACGTCAGCCAGCAGCAGGTCACCCTGACCGTGGACAGCCAGAAGCACATCGGCGTGAACTTCACGACCGCTGAGCTTACGATGTCCCTTGACGACTTCGCCGACCGAGTGCTCAAGCCGAGGATCTCTCAGCTTGCGTCCAGCATCGACGCTGACGTCGCCAACGCCTACAAGAACATCTTTAACTCGGTCGGCACCCCGGGCACCACACCCGCG